CTACTTCCTTGATTTGCATAATCATATGTGGCATTATGATTGTCATCATAGTAATTCTTGTTCATCATGGTGTCTGCTTTTTTTACCGCTCGTTTCATCAACTGAGGACTTAGTTCATCTAATCTACCATCTGCTTCTGCTGATTTTAACAAGTCAGCACGATCTTTATAGCTACCAGGCTTGATATCTTTTGCGGCTTCTTTTTCGCCTTTTGTAGGATTCTTGATGTGTTTTAATGTTTGTTTTGCAGCGTATGCTCGTTCTTTACGGTCAGTATCTTTATCTTTAAATGCACCTTCTTGTATAGATGTATTTTTGATTTCTTCGTACATGGCAGATAATTTGTCAACCAATGACTCGTGCATAGGATGCTGTAGTGCATTTGTGCCAGGCGCGCGGGCCAAAGGACTTAGTTTGCCTTTGCTGTTCATATCGTCGCCGCTGAATGTAACTGCATCGACACCGTGAGTATGTGCGCCAGCATCACCATGAGCACTATTGCCCCACGTTTGCCCTTCGTCGACTGATCCATGTATGATGTGTTTGAGATTAACTTCCAAATTTTCAATATATGGTTCCATGTTGCGAATTTCACCACCATCTTGGTCACTGTAGGAATTCCAAACTTCTTCAACGGCAGAATCAACATCACCCATGCGAAGTGCGTGAAAGATTTTACGGTAGTCTGGATCACCGTAGCCACCAATTTCGTTCATGTTCTCGTCAAATCGTTTGAGCAGTTGCTCTACTTGGGCTTCGTCAAAATCCGCATGGTTCTCTGACATTTCCTCAGACGACATTGCTTTAATCATATCGCCCATAATAGGTTCTTCTTCATCATGCTTGGTCTTGCCAAACAATGCATCAGCATCATGTGAATCATGGCCATCTTCTATGTTTTTCAATAGGTCCATCAAATTGCGAACACCGCCTGCTCCTGAGCCATTCAAACTCACATTCATTGTTACACTGTCAGGCTGTTTTTGCATTTCTTGATGGTTCATGCCCAACATTCCCGGCAAGCCCATTGGGCCGCCAATAATTTCCAAACTTTCGTCCTGTGCCGGCTTGTCTGTGTGAACAGGAGCAACTTTACTAGACGCATCATCATACGCTTCACCTTTTACTGTACCAGCGTTTGCTGGAAGTGGTTGTCCCGTGGCAATATTGGTCTTTGAAGCAACTGGGTTTGACATTGTTACTCCACCACCAACTGGCTGAGCGCCAGGAACATTACCAGATGCCGCATTGGGGATTCCAGCAGGTGCAGCTGGTAATGTTCCGGCGGCTTTCATACGCTGGAATCTTTCTGTGGCAGATTCCTCGTCAAGAATTCTAATTTTCTTGCATAGTTCTTCAAAATTCATTATTTTGCTCCTTGAAACAATTTGTCATTTATACCTTTGATCTCTTTGCCGGCATGTTTTTCTTTACCCAATTCTTTTAAAAATGGCAAATTGTATTTGTCCCCGTACATGTTGCTGTTGGTGCTAGGCTCGTAATCTGTGCCTATAATGGCCTCGCCTGTACGCTCATCATGAGCATGATTAATTTCGTATTCGTGTTCTTCACCAATGGTTTTAACTTTCACATTGGCTTGTGCCATGCCTAGTCCGCTGGCCACTCGCTCACGAACTTGCATGCTGTTTGCTGGGTAATCTGTGGTAACATCAAAAATTGTCATCTGGATATTTTTGTGTTCAGGAAACTCATTGTGCCTTTCTTGAATGGGAGTGCGTCGTGGTGCACTCACTGTGGCCACATGGAATTCAGCCAACGCTGCTTTGATTTGTGTTTGACAATCTTTAGGGCATTCGCCAGCAATCTTCACTTTGAATTCGTAAATTTTCTTGCTTTCTATTAGGTATTCTTTAAATCGTTTCATTATGTTGTCCCAGTACTGTATTTATTTCATACTCTTCAATTTTTCCAATAGGCTATTACGGTCTGTAATAATCACGCCATCGCCTTGCAAAGTAACACCTTCATCAGCGCTGTTGGCATCCTGATCCAGTTTTTGTTTCTTCAATTGAAGATCAATCATTTTGAGTTTTTTATCTATCTTTGCACTTTTTGCATCAATGGCATTTTTCAACATGCTGGCCGCAACTTCAAACATCCTTGCACTGTACCGGGCCTCTACATTCATGCCTAGATCCATGATGTCATCATAAGCATCTGTGGCTTTTTGAGCCAGCATATCAAACTCGTTGTCACTGACATCGCCTAGTCCTTTGACTTGTGGTAGTGCCGCGCTTATCTTGTCAAATTCACTGATATCTCTTATGAATGGATGAGACACTTCGGCCTTCTTGGCAGCTTTTTCTTCCTGTTTGACAATTTTCTTGCTTTCAGGTAAATTGAGAATTTCTTCAAGTCGTTTAGTCATAATAATACTTATGCTTATATCTGGCTGAATATATCGTTTTCATTAAGAATACGAAATTTCAAACCTTGTTGTTGGCACCAAGCATTGGCCGCCTTCCACTTGGCTTGATTTTTGACAAACTGAGCCTGATTATATTTGTTCTTGCCCACTCGCTCCAATATGGTTTGACTGGCTGGCTTGATTTCAATAAGTTCTGTTATGATGCGATTTTTTTTATCCGCATACTGAATGAAAAAATCTGGTACATACACTGTTTGTTTGCCCGTTAGTGGATCTCTATAGGGTATCTGTATAGCTTCACTGGCCCATTTCAACACACTTTTATTGTTGTCGCAAAAATTCATAAATGTCCATTCCCAACTGCTTCTGTATGTGGGGTTTTTTGTTCCTACATATTTTGCTGGATTTTTAATTACAAATTTTCCACGAGCGAATTTGGACATTTTAAATTAGAATATTTCTAGCTTCAAATGTGTTATCAACTGTGGCTGTTCTATAACCCAACAAACTGGTTTTGTCTCTACTGGCATTTAGTACTTGTGCTACCACTTGGCTCAGTTGGATATCGGTCAAAGTTTTAAAAGTGTCTAACAACTTGAAAACATCTACACCTTCTGCTCTTGCTTGATTCAATAACACAATGGCCACTGAGCCTGCACTGTTTTGGTCAAAACCTCTTTTGACAAAAAATGCCACCGTGGCATCAATTTGTCCTGCTGGAAAACTTACAGTTTTTGTAAAATTATTATTGAAAAATGTCTTGACATTGGTAACAATATCTTGAGATTTGGGTAAGTTAGTAGTGGTCATAGTTTAGAAATCCCATGATTGAGTATCTTGGTCATTTGAGGAACTTGGATTGTATTCAGTGCCAGTTCCTGCTTGGTAGTCCCATGGACCTGCTTCATCAAGATTTTGATTTTCTGCTGAATTTGTCTGAGTGCCTTGCCCGTTTGCAGGTTGGTTCCACGGTCCCGATTCGTCAATTTGTGCTGATGGATTGTCACCAATATTAGCCGATTCAGTGCCCGCTGGGCCTGCCTGTGTGTTACTGGTATTCGTGCCTCTAGCGCCTGGAAAACTAAATCCACTCAGTGCACCAACTGCCTTACCAATCAAACTGGCGCCTAGCCCCACAGCAGCGGCTGTTGCTATACCGCCCAGCAATAGTCCGTTGGCACTTTGATAATTGTTAACTGTGTTTAAAGCATTATTAAGTATACCGGACCCAAGTGCACCAGCTATACCCGAACCAACAAAACTGGGCCCAGATTTACCTCCGCCACTGCCTCCAGCTAAAGGACTAGGGGCAGTGTCGTAGTGGCTGGTGCCAAACCCCTCAGGATCGCCTGCCGAAACATCACCAGTGTCATAACTCACTGCTTCATATGTAATTTTCATGTCAACGTCATGTACACCAGGGTCTGCATAATTTACCCTCTTGTGATTAAAATTAGTAATCATCGGACCCCACAGCTGATGCAACACATATTCATGGCGAGCCATCTGGTAGATTTTGATGTAGTTGAAGAATGGTCTAGTACTGCCGTTATCAAACCCGTAATTTCCTGGCATGGCGCTGGTATAAGCCTTGGTGGCATTTCTTTCATAAGCACCAGAAGTGTAGGCAGTTGTAGCATCTGCATAGTAGTATTTGTAGTAGGCTTGCCATAATTGATTTATGACACCTAAATTATCATCATGAAAAGTTATTCCAATTTCCTGGGGTTTGTATGCGTACTGCACATTCTTTTTACGATTGTACTGATTCAGCATCTGAGTTTCTATTTTGTAACTGGGCAAATCAATGCTTTTCACAAGCATATTGATTTCTGAACCGTGCCTTTGCACCAGGGTGGCATTGCCTAACGCAGCTTTATTAATACCAAATGCAACATGAAATAAAAAATTGTGCTTGGGTGCTAATCTAAACTGGTCAACATTGAATAAATGGTCAGCATGTTGCTGATCTCGCAGTATTGTTGTCATGTTAACTTGTTTTGTATATCATACTTTATTTATCGTTAAAATAAAGTGAGTATATAATGAACAGTCGTAATAAAACCCACCGAAGTGGGTTTCATTATTAACTGCCTAGTACGCTGGTTCCGCCTGGGAATTTTTGTATTGTTTGTACTGCACCCAAGCCTTTATCAGGCTTAATTTGTATAGCATTGTCAAATCTAATGGAGATATCAATCATTGCTGGAGCTGCATCGCTGTACTTGATATCGGTGTAGTTGGTAGATTCTATGTAGCAACCATAGCAAACCCATTCTTCCAATGTGGTTGGTGTAGTTGACCCATTGCCGCCATCCAACATTTCTATTCGCATGGTGAATTTGTAGTCTAAACCGCTTGCGGCACTGCTTTGTTCAAAGAAGTCAAACTGTTTCTGATTCTGTTCGCCAACCAGTGTGGTTACTGCATTTGTATTGTCGTCTCGTAGTTTTACAGAGATAGGATCCCAAGTGTATTTGCCCGCATAATTAATCTTGCTGTTGTAAACTTCGATGACTTGATTGGCAAAAGCCACTTTGGGGCGCACCGCTTCACTTACCTGTTTGGTTAGTTCAGTGGTTGACCCGCTTTTTCCAAAGTTTTCAAAACTTATTCTAAAACGGTATTTCAATTTTGGCATTAGCATACCTTGAGAGCTTGCGCTCTGATCGGATGCTAATGGTACGGTAAAGTTTGATAAAGATGCAATTGCCATTATAATTCTCCTAATTATTTGCCAAGGCCTTTGATTGCCCCAGTGTTCTCTAAGCGTAGCGGAATATAAATAAACTCCACTGCTTTCACTGGTTCAATTGCTATATCGACATGCAATTCGTTAGCGTCGATTCTGGCCGGTGTGTTGTTGCTTGCATCACAAACTACAATGTAGTCATACAAGGCACGCTCTCCTACTAGGCCAAGCAAGAATGCGTCAATTTGATTTCTAATTTCATTTCTTGTGATTTTATCATTTGGTTCAAATATAAACGGTTTTGCAATTTGATTCAATTGATAGCGCATGAAAATAACCAAACGGGCCACATTGATACGGTCCAGGCTGCTTGCGACCAACTGACGTGTTTTCTGTCCGTATACAACCAATCCAGTACCTGCAAGGTATGTGATTGGGTTCACATGTGCATGTGCCAAGGCATCGCGTTGCCCCATATTCAATGCAACTGTGTGGAATTCGCCAGTCTGAGCATCCACATATCCCACACTGGCCGCATTGGTTACGCCACCGCGACGAACACCTGCTGGTGCAAACCACGGATAAGAAACATTGTCGCTGAGAGCGATTGTACGTAACATGATGTGACTTGGAGGAACAACAATGTTATTGCCTCTTAGATCTTGTGTGTATCCCCATGGATAATAAATTGCACTGTAACTGTTGGTGTTGATCAATCCGACTTCGCTGTCAATTGCTGCACCGTAGGTATTATTACCCCAGTTGCTGAGTGAAGTGGCATCTGGTTGTAAACGAGCTGGAGAATCCATTACTATGAATGCTGAGATACCATTGTCAGTATTCAAGCCTACCAATGCACTGTATGTTTCCAAATAACCTGGGCAGCTTAACAAATTGTATATTACTGTGTCAGGTTGACGAATGCCTTGGTTGCTTTGAATTGTAGCTTGGAGTGCCTGTAATACTACAGCACGCTGAGCTTTACGACCAAACGATCCTGACCCGTCTAGATTATTTGGAGCTGCTGTGACCCAACGATCTGGAAAATAGGTAGTCATTGGTTCACCTGCTGGGTAAACATCACCTGCTGTATAGCGTGTATTCACCGTTGTGGTATCAATGTGATTAACAACATATTTCTTAACGTTAAATCCGCTGCGACG